CTCTATATAATGAGATTGATGACTATGCAGCAGAATGGATTGAGAACCTCATTGCCATTGGAGTGGTTGCCCCAGGGATCGTCGATCGAAGAAGCATCGCTGACATTTGCCCGGATGAACTCCGAGGATTTCGACAATGCCATTTCTTTGCTGGCATCGCGGTATGGTCTTACGCGCTCCGTCGCGCAGGCGTCTCGGATGACACTCCTCTTTGGACGGGAAGCGCGCCCTGCCAACCTTTCAGCGCGGCAGGCGCAGGAGGCGGGGTGGATGACGAGCGGCATCTCTGGCCTCACTGGTTCCACTCATCGGCGCAGCGCGCCCGCCACGGATCTATGGAGAGCAGGTTGCGAGCAAGGACGGCCTTGGTTGGCTCGACCTTGTATTCGCTGACCTGGAAGGAGCGGACTACACCGTCTGGGCGGTTGATACCTGCAGTGCGAGCGGTGGGGCGCCGCACATCAGGCAAAGGCTCCGATTCTGCGCCGACGATATTGGATCTGCCTCAGGTGGGTTGGACGACGCCGACTGCAAATCAGCAAGACGCCAAATACAAGCAGGGCGGGAGTTCGACAGCGTGCCAAGCCCAACTGACAGGTTGGACGACAGCTTCGGCGCGGGACTGGAAGGACAGTGGGGTGGACATCGCTCCCAGACCGGACAACGGGAAGGATCGCTTCGACCAGTTGCCACGGCAGGCGGTATTGAGTGGTTGGCCGACCACGACGACCACGGACGCGCTGCGGCATCCATCACCAGACTTCGCCACCAAGAATATCACGCTCAATCACGCGGCGGTGCTGGCAGGCCCGGCCCGACTAACGGCTTCTGGCGAGATGCTGACTGGCTGTTCTGCCGGGATGCCAAGTGGAGGCCAACTCAGCCCGGCACATTCCCGCTGGCTGATGGGTCTGCCTTCCGAGTGGGATCTGGCAGCCCCTTTGAAAGCAAGTCGCGCCAAGGCATGCTCAAAGGCTACGGGAACGCGATCGACGCGGAAGCCACGACCGACTTCATCGAAGCGACTCTCGACACCATCGAGCATGAGCCTGCTGGAGGTGTTCTATCGCAGTCAACTGAATGTGGCATAGACGACTTTGAGGACTTGCTTTGACGGTTCGTGAGATCCCTGGCGTCCAGAAGCCCGTGGTCCGATATGCCAAAAGGCTAGGCTGGCTGGCGTGGAAGATGAAGATTGAGGGGATCAACGGGTGTCCCGACTATTGGTTCTTTCGTGGCGGGGTCACCGTGATCATCGAGTTCAAGGCCCCGTCCAAGGAGCCGACTGTCCAACAGTGTCGGCGCCGCAAAGAACTGCGCGCCGCTGGTTTTCACGTCCACGTCATCGACAACCCGGATGCTGGTCGGACGCTGCTTGATAGCTTCGAGGAGGATCTCCTGTGAGGAAGATTATCAGCCCGATCGAGGCCGCAAATCTCTTAGCCTATGACCCAGCGACAGGTGTTCTAACTTGGCGTCATCGCGATCCCTTGATCAATGGCAGCAAAAGCTTCAACACTCGCTACGCAGGTAAAATAGCGGGCTGCAAAGCGGATGGTGAGATCGTAGTCAACATAAGGGTGAATGGGAAACAGGTCGGTTTCCGCGCGCACCATTTGGCCTGGGTCATTAACACCGGCGAATGGCCTCAGAACATTGTTGATCACAAGGACGGTGACGCCCACAATAACAAGTGGGAAAACCTCCGGTCGGCGGATCATTCCGGGAATAACGCGAACCGGCATATCGTGAGGGGAGCCTCGCGTTTCAAAGGCGTTGCCCCATTTGGCAAACGTTGGTCAGCCTCAGTTACGCATCGGAGTAAGCAACACTGGATCGGTGTGTTCGATACCGAGGATGAGGCTGCTAGATCCTATGACTCGCTTGCCGCAGAACTCCATGGGGAATTTGCGAAGACAAACGCCGCGTTGGGCCTGCTATGAGCCCCTTGGAGCGCTTCTATGCAAGCCTGCTGATGCCACAGGCGTCGATCCTTGAGCGTTTCTATCTCAGCCTGCTGACGACCACCTCCTTGAGCGGTCTGCGGGACCGGAACAACCTGCGTGGCTACCAGAACAAGACAGTCGAATTGATCAAAGCCATCTGGGAGCCGGACGGCCCGCCTGGCGTAATCGTCGCTCTTGAACCGGGCGCGGGTAAGACAGTATCGACCCTGACCGCAGTGCGTGACCTGCTGGACGCGGGTAAGGTAAACCGGGTGCTGCTCGTAGCGCCCCTGCTGGTTGCCGAGACAGTCTGGCACTCTGAGATTGAAGAGTGGGCGCACCTGACCCGCACCACCTACGTTCATGTGACGGGCGACATCAAGAAGCGCACGAGCGCCTTTGAGTCTGAAGCTGAGATTCACATCATCAACAAAGAACTCGTGCCTTGGCTCTGGCAATATGCCAAGGGCCAATGGAAATACGATTGTTTGGTCATCGACGAGGCGTCGATGCTGAAGAACGGCAAAAAGCGGACCCCGAACAAGAACCTCACGCGGTTTGGCGCACTGGCGCAGGCCCGTAAGTATTTCAGCGGCGTCATTGAACTCACTGGGACCCCAGCGCCGAACGGCATGGAGAACCTTTGGGGCCTGTCCTACATCATCGACCAAGGTGAACGTCTCGGGCGATCCAAGAACGCATTCAACGAACGCTGGATGTCGATCAAGCAGAAGCGCAAAGGCCCGAATGGCGACAGCTACCCTGAATACACGATCCGGCCCGGCGCGGAGGAAGAGATTCTGTCCAAGATCAAGGACATCATGTTCTCCCTCGATCCCAAGGATTACGTCGAACTGCCGCCATTGGTCGAGAACGTCATCAAGGTGAAACTGCCGCCGAAGGTCATGGCAGAATACAAGAAGTTCAAGAAAACCCTCGTCTACGAGCCGGAGAAGATCGAAGCGGTCAACGCGGCGGTACTCGCAGGAAAGCTTTACCAAGCGGCGAACGGATCGCTCTACAACGCTGATGGCGAAGACGTGTGGTTGCACGACTGCAAGCTGGACGCGCTGGAAAACCTGGTCAACGAGATCGGCGACGTGCCGCTCCTAGTCGCCTACAGCTATAAGTTCGACAAGAATCGCATCAAGAAGAAATTCCCGAAGGCCGTTGTCCTCAACGAGCAGAAGGATGTTCTGCAGACGGTGAAGGACTGGAACGCGGGTAAGATCACGATGCTCCTGGCGCACAGGGCGTCGGCTGCGCATGGCCTGAACATCCAGAAGGGCTCAAACCATTTCGTCGCATATGGTTTGACTGAAGATCTCGAACTGTGGATTCAGTTCATCAAGCGACTCTGGCGATCCGGGCAGAAGGCTGATCGAGTCTGGCACCACATCATTATTGCCGAAGGCACGCACGACGAAAACGTGCTGCCGATCCTCGGAGACAAGGATGATGTGCAAAACCGCGTGTTGCGCGCAACCATGCTTGACTTGGCAGCCTGATCAACTTTCAGCGGCATTGCTCACTGATTTCATGGGGATTTTCACACTCCAATCAACTTTGCCTTGACAGGATGGAATAAGGGGCGCATGTAATCAACATATTGTTGAGAGAAAGAGTCACCCAATGACAGCCACCACCGTTCAAGAACGCGCCAAGGCTCCCGTGGTTCGTGACAAGGCGTTCGCAAAGCGCCTTGAGATCGCCTGCGAAGGCAACCCGCATTGCCCCACCGATCTATATCGCGGCAAGCAGAAGTGGGTCTACGATGGACTGGAGAGTGAGTTCGGCGTCAAGGTCTCGTCTGAGGCCGTCCGCAAATGGTTCTCGGGCGAAAGCCGACCGCGCCCGAAGGTCATGTCCTACCTCGCACGCCTGCTCGAAGTGGATGAAGGCTGGCTTTCCCTTGGCATCACACCAGACCTCACCCCGGTGGAAAAGAAGAAGCGCAGCGCCCTGGCTGACGGGGCGGTCAACCTGTTTGCAGGCATGATCCAGATGGGTGGCGGGCATATCGCCTTTCCAGATGACGACAGTGCCCACATCTACGCCATCATCGCGGGCAAGCAGATCTCCATCGACGTGGCCCTTCCGTTCGCCCTCGGGCGCGACCAGTTCCGCCTCACGATCTCCGATCGGCTGGACAAGAAGATGGTCGTGGCCGTGTTTGAGGAGGAGTCGTTCGGCTATCAGGTGATCGCTCTGACGCCAGATCAGATCCGCGATGCGGGTGAGCACCGAGGCGATTATTACGAGGTCATCGTCGAGCAGCGCGGGACCAAGTTCAAGGCCGGTGATCATCAGGTCCGTGAGTTGGGCAACATCCGCGAACTGGTTCTCGACACAGCCCAGCCACCGCCATCTTCGCGGGCCTGAACTGTCTCATACGGTCCATGACATCTCACCATTTCAGCGGTATCGGACACGGTATCGCACAGATCCCAAACAGAGGGTGCGTTCAATGAAAACAGCCACTTAGCTTCCCGCATAGAACCTCTTCACCCGCTCCATCGATTCCCGCTACCCGCTCCAGCGACTTGCCTGAAACACTGGCTTTCGCTACGACAACCCCGGAAAATCAACGGAATTGACCAGAGCCTCTTTGAACGGAGGTGTCGCTAACCGTCTCATGCGGTCGGCTGCATCTCAGCGATTTCACGGTATCCGACACGGATGCCCACGGATCGCAGATTACGGATACCGCAAATGGCACTCACCGATACCGCAGTCAGGAACCTCAAGTCCTTAGAAAAGGCTTACAAAAAGACGGATGGAAACGGGCTCTATTTGCTTGTGAAACCGAACGGCACCAAGACCTGGCGCTACGATTATGCGATCTTTGGAACGCGCAAGACGCTCTCGATCGGAGTCTATCCGTTGGTCAGTCTGGCGGCGGCGCGGGAAGCGCGTGACGCGGCGAAGCGGCTGATCGCTACCAATGTCGATCCAATGCAGCAGAAGCGGGTGGACAAGATCGCAGCGACGGCAGCCGCCGACAACACCTTCGGCAAGGTCGCTGACGAGTTCCTTGCGAAGATGAAGGCGGATGGCCGGTCTGACCCGACCATGACGAAGAACACATGGATGCTGCGCGAACTGGCCGCACCCCTGTCCAAGCGTCCGATCGCCGACATCCGGCCAAAAGAGATCCTGGAGATTCTGCGCAAGCTGGCTGACAGTGGGCGGGTGGAGAGTTCGCTGGCGACACGCGCGGCAATTGGCAGGGTCTTTCGCTATGCCGTGGCCTGCGACATCGTTGACACCGATCCCACCTATGCCCTTCGCGGCGCGCTGCGCAACCACACCCCGACCAGCTTCCCGGCAGTCACGTCAGAGGCCGAGGTGGGTGGCCTGGTACGTGCCATCAACGGCTATGACGGTTGGCCCACTCTCGCCGCCGCGCTGAAGATCCAGATGTACTGCTTCTGCCGCCCTGGCGAGACGCGGACGATGGAATGGAGCGAGGTCGATCTGGAGAAGGCGATCTGGCGCATCCCCGCGCACAAGACGAAACTGCGGCGCCCCCATGACGTGCCCCTGTCGAAACAGGCCGTTGCGGTGATCGCCACCATGGACGCTTATCGGGGGACCGGCGACGTGGTGTTCCGCTCAATGATGTCTGGCAAGAAGCACCTGTCGGAGAACAGCATGAACTCCGTGCTGCGGCGCATCGGCTTCACCCAGGATCAGCACACCGCTCACGGCTTCCGCTCGACCGCCAGCACGCTCCTCAACGAGAGCCGTCAGTTCCGTGGTGAGGTGATCGAGATGCAGCTTGCGCACAAGGACAAGGACAGCATCAGGGCCATCTACAACCGGGCCCAGTATTGGGATGAGAGGGTGCCTATGATGCAGTGGTGGGCTGACTATCTGGATGCGAAGGCCGCGAAGCCTTGACGCTCTCGACGTAGGCGCGGACTTCGTTCAGGGGCCATGCTGACGTGCGCCCCTGACGCACCGGCTGAGGAAAGCGACCCTCCTGCACCAAGCGATAGATCGTGGCCCGAGACAGCGCCACGATGGACTTCAGTTCAGGCATGCGGATCAAGCGGTCACTCATAAATCACACTCCGTTCAACGGTGTGGATTCTAATCAACAGAAAGGTGACTGGTCAAGTGCGGTGAGCGCGCCGAGTTTCTAGCCCGGATAAGGGATGCGGTTCGATTGGACCGAAGTGCATTGCGCCCGCGCTCACCTGAGAGGTGTAATCTTCGTTCGCCGATCCGTGCTGTGCCGGAATACGCGGCCCTGCCAATCGGATTACACGATCAACAAGACCCTGAGCGTTCTTCTGCCCTCTCATAAAAATGGCCCCGCCGAAGCGAGGCCAGTTATCAACAGAAAGGCACCGGACAGGGTGCATGATGAGCGCGGTAGGCTGCCGCAGAATCGCTTAACGTGGGTTCAGCACGCTTAGGTCTGTCTTCCGCGCTCAGGAGGATGCTGTACTCGAATTGCGCCGGACGGATAGCGCGACATCTCAAGGGCGCTGCAACGCCCGACAACACCCGCCAGAAAGCGGATTGTGCGTTTATCGAGGCGCACCCCTCGTATCAGCCTTCCTTCTCAGCACGCGGCGTCTGTGCTCCGTAGGGCCGATCTTCGTTTAGCTTCACATGCTGGTCTTTCCCGGCTGTCAGGCTCGAATCCCTTCTAACTCATCTGTTGTTGCCGATCAACCAAATATTGAATAGTGTTCGCGAAAGGCCCTGAACCCGGTAGTGTAATGGACGATGAATTTGACGACCTCCTTGGCTCGCCCGATGATGAGGATGACCTCGATCTGACGGATGGCACCGAACTCGACTTCGCTTCCGGGGGTCGGAAGTTCCATCGCAGTCTCGCCGTCACGCGCGTTGACAGCGTGCGCAAAGGCGCGCCTGCGGAATGGTTCGCCAAGTTGCTGGGCATCGGTCGCACCACGGTCAACCGCAGAATCGACGGCGTAGTCGATCCAAAGCACGTCAACACCTATGGCACCAAATACTACGATCCTCGTGAGGCGCTGCCCTACCTGGTCCAGCCGCACGACCTGAAGAACCACCTGATGAAGATGAACCCTCGCGACTTGCCCGAACGGCTGCGCAAGGAGTTCTGGGGCGCCCGGAAACTTGAGCAGGAGGTCCGCTTGCGGGCGGGTGACCTCTATCTCGCTGCCGATGTGCATCGCTCCTACGGCGACCTGATGAAACTGGTCAAGGACACGGTGATGCTGTGGACTGACGATCTCGACGAGGCGGTCGGCCTGACCTCGCAGCAGGTGGAACTGCTGGACGATCTCTGCCGCAAACTTCTGACGGACTTCGCGGGCGCGGTGGAGCAGTACATCTCGCAGGGCAACACCCGCAGCCAGGAATCCGAACTCGACGAGGACTTTGATGACGCTTGAAAGCATTCTGTCGTCTGTCGTGTCCATGGTCAGGCCACGCGAGAAGTTGACTGTGGCCGAGTGGGCCCAGAAGTACCGCTACATCGACCGCCCCGGCTTCCATCGTGGCTTCTGGTCGCCTGAGAAGACCCCATATCTGGTCGAGCCGATGAACGTCCTCACCAGTCTTGATTACACCGGGATGGTTTTCGCCGCCCCGGCCCGAACCGGCAAAACCGACATCTTCTGGAACTGGACCGGCTACTCGGCCCACGCAGATCCTGCTGACATGATTCTCTACTGCATGACCGACAGCCGGGCCCGCGAGGTGGGCAAAGGCGACTGGCGCAAGTTCGTCAGCATGAAGCAGCCGGATCAGGACAAGTCGATCATCCAGAGCCTTCTCGCGCCGGGCAAACAGAACGTCCAGGACAAGCGATTCGCCAACGGCATGGAGATACTGCTGCGTGGGCCGTCGCTGACCGAGTTGTCTGGCAAGACGCTTCCCCGCGTCTTTCAGGAGGAC